GGAACCCGCGACGAACTCACGCCATTTCAATCGCTTACGCGATTGGGCGGCGTCCCGTCCCTGGGACGCACGGGCACCTCGAAAGGTTTTTCGAGGTGCCCAAGAGCAGAAAGGCCGCCCTGGTCAAACTGGTCGAACGGGCTATGGGTAAAGCGGCGGCGGTTGTTGCGGACGGAGCTGATCCTGGCGATCCTGAAGAGGATGAGAGCGATCAGCAGCAAGTCATTTCGCCAGTCGGGTGAACTGCGCTTGAGCGTTGGCGATCAGGTCTAGGCGAAGGTTTGGTGCAATGCCAGTCGCCAAGTAATTCAGTGTCCAGTTGAGCGCCTCAGCCTTCCTGGCGGGGCTATCGGCTGCGTCGAACTTCTCGATATACGAGTCAAGTTCTTGCAGAGCACGCATCAACGTGCCACGCGCATTGGTCAGCGCATCCGCCGCGTTTTGCTCTGCGATCTGGGTCTGCCATTCGGATTCATTTTTCATGATGCGACTCTTACGGTAGTTGGTGGTGTGGATGACATGAACGCGCTGTTCGACGGGAAAGCCAAGCTCTTCCGCGTGCCTCTGCGGTCAGGCGTTGCGAAGCAGCCAAGCGACCTCAGCCTCGCGCCGAGTAACGAGTCCCGGCAGCACTTTCCCGCCACCGTAGACCCACCGTCGCAGTTCCTGTCCCGCAGAGCCCCAGTCCCGCTGGTTAACCCGTCGCCGCAGCGTCGACGTCTGCAACCGCCCCGCGCCGAGGTTGAACGTGAAGTCGACGATGGCCGCGAGCCGCCCCTCCGGCTCGGTGGCCAGTACAGGGCAGTAGCGCAGCGTTGCCGCCAGTGCGGCCTGCAGATCGCGCGCCAGATAGACCTCGGCTTCCGCATCCGTGATCGGCGGGTGCTTGGGGTCGCAGAGATGGCCGTACCCAATGGTCCAGAAACCTGCCGGACAGATGTAGGGAACGGCAGTGATCTCGATTCCGCGTTTCACCTTGCGCTCAAACCCCTCGAAGCGCTTGGCCAGTTCGATGGCCGCTTGAGGGATTTCGATCATGGCCGTACCCGGTCAAAAACGCGCCCGAGGAACCAGAAGTTCAGCACCCCGGCCCACAGCGCCTGATCGGCCTCCGTCCAGGCATGCAGGATGGCCGTTCCCCAGCCAGCACCGGCAGTCACTGCAGCCGCGAAAGCGGCCGTCTTGGCAGCGCAGTACAAGGCCATGAACCAGTAGGTGATGACGGGGCGAACGCTGCAAGACAAGGCATCGGCCCAGCGCACGCCAGTTTTCTCTCCCTGAGTGCGAACGGCTTCGCGCAGGGTTTCGATGGCCCCGACATTCCACGCGGCGTCGGCACCCGCACCGATTTCCGACATTCGCTGCGCGCCACGCAGCTTCTCGAACTCCAGCGCCTTGTCCTGCATCGCCAGTTCGTGGCCACGCTCGCCTTTACGGTCGAGCCATTTGAGGATTTCAGGTGCGAGACGGAAGGCCCCACCGAGGAGACCACCGAGCAAGGTCTCGATCATTGCGGGCCTCCCATCAGTTTGAGTTTGATGGCGGCACCGACCAGCAATGCGGCCAGGATGCCGGTGGTGATGACCTTGACGGTGGTCTGCCAGGCTGTGCGGCGAGCATCGCGCCAGGCCTCCAGCAGGTCGCGTAGTTCGCGGATGTCGCGTGCGGCGTGGCCGTTTTCCAGGCCAAGGTGGGTCAGGACACGCTCGGCTCCGCGTTCAGCGGCGCGGTCCAGCAGTTCGTCGAAGTCCTCGCGGCGCAAGAGGAGCATGTTCTCGACGAGCGCAGGCTGTTGTTGTTCGGGTTCGGTCATTGGCGGTCTCCAGAAATGCGAAACCCGCCCAGTGCGTGAACATCTGGGCGGGTTTCTGGTGGGTACGAATTTGGGAAATCAGATGGCGAGGCCTGCGCTCCAGCCGGTGGTCTTGTAGGCCGAGAGCTTGGCCTCGTCCTCGATGTAGCAAAGCCAGCCGACTTTAGGGATGTGGTATTCCCAGACGCCCGCGATGCGCGCCGCGATCTGATCGGTCTTGCCGCTCCAGACGCCGGTTGCGCCAGCGGGAATGAGGTAACGGTCACCATTGGCCGGGCTGGCCGGTGGCGTGGTCAGGTCGCGGTCTTTCACGGACAGGCCAACCACTGCGCCGAGGCGCTTGAGATTGGCGTCCATGCCGGTGTCCCAGCCGCTCTCACCGAGCGTCCAGCCGTAGTTGAGCCCAAGGTTCGGATCGGTTGATGACATGGTTTATCTCCAGAGATTCGATGCGTGGCGAATGCGCCGGACGGCTTCCGGGTCGCCGGTACGATGGCTTTGCTGCGGGTGTTGTCGCCAATGCCGCCCGACGATGGGCAGGTACAGCACGCCGCCGCGCTTGGCTACGAGCAGGGTCAGCAACCAGTCGGCAAAGTTGTTGAGGTCGGTGGTTTCCTTGAGCACGGCTTCGACGACGGATCGGCGCATCACGATCAGGCCGTGCACGTGGCTGGCACTGTTGGCGTGCTGCCAACGGCTGTAGGCCAGACGCCGCACGGCAATGTCCTGGCCGTTTTCGTCGGTCAGAGCTTCGTCGGTGTAGGCCATCACGGCCTGCGGGCAGGCATCCAGCGCGTCGGCCAGTTGTGTGAAGGCGCTGGCTTCGTACAAATCGTCGGGATCGACAAAGGACACCAGCGGCAGCGTGCCTTGTGCATAGCCTGCCGCACGTGCCTCGCCGATACGGCCCGGAATGCCGGGCAGAACGTGCAAACTGATCGGTGCTTCCTCGAGGCTGGCGACGCAGGCCTCACGCCATTCGGCAGGCTCGTTCAGGGTGAGCAGATGAACATCGATGCGCGGCTCCATCACACACCTCCCCAATACTGTCCCCAGCGCAGGCCGTAGCCCGCGCGATCCATGACCCGCACCTGCGGTTGCCAGCTGCTCAAACCATCGCGCTCGGCACTGATTTCGACTGTGATGCGGTCGCCCAGCACACCGGCATCCAGCGCGGCCACTGCTGCCGTCCAGCTGTAGGCGGTGCCGAGCAGCCCCGTCTCGTTACGAACCAGCACGTTGTTGCGATTGCGGATGTGCACTGTGTAAGTCACGCCCAGTTCCGGCCCGATGTCGCCCTCGTCCTGCTGCACGAGATAGGCGGTCTGCTGCGTGCGGTCGCGATGGGCCCACGTGACGGCGAGGTCACCGCCCACCACGACAGGCTCGGTCTGGCCATTGAGGCGGATACGACCGGGTGGATACGGCAAAGCCTGCCGACCAGCCAGCACCATCGGCTGCCCATTGGCGGCCAGCACAGGATCGCCCTGGCCGGTCGACGTGCGAGGAATCGCGCCCACGAAGACCGATTCGCCCGGGGCGCGCTCCGCACCTTCGGATGCCAGCCATTCGCCGACACCGATCAACCGAGTCCCCGAGGCATGTGCTTGGGGTGTGGTGTCGAGCACGCCGCGTGCGAGATCGATGGTCGCGTTGGCAGCATCGAAGGCCAGGACGGCAACTGCCTCTGCAATCGCCCCATTGGCGGCCATCAGATAGGCGTAGTCGCCCTCGGCCAGTCTCTCCGGCTGGCTGATGGCCGTCACCGGCATACCGATGGCATCGACCTCGCTGGCAGGCAAGGCTGCATCGAGCGTCAGCAGTGGTGCGTAGTCTTCGCCCACCACGGCAGTGAGGTCGCCGCTGGACGCGCCGGTAGCCAGTTGCCAATTCAACTGCCCGCTGCCACCGGCGGCGGCCAGCGCACCGAGATAGGTGTCCGTATCGGTCAGGTAGGCCAGATCTGCACGCGACAAGCGCCGGGCCAGTTCCCAATGCGGCACCTCGACGGCCAGCACCACGGCGGGCGGCAACGGTTCGATGGTCGGCTCCTCGACGTGCGGTGGCGGGGGCGACAGCACGGTGTTGCTCATCCCGAACACGTCTTCCATGGCTTCGATTCGCCACTCGGCCGCCCCCAAGGTGCCGGTGTCGATGCCGGTGACGCGCACCACCATCTGATCCACACCCAAGCGCGGCCAGTTCAGCAGGAACACATCACCCGGCAGCGGCGCACGCTCCAGCGTGTCGCGTGCCACGGTCAGGCTCATCCGGGCCAGGGGCGAACCCAAGGCGCGCAGGTCACGCAAGGCCAGCCGCGCGGCCAGTGGCCCGTAGTTCACACCCGGGTAGTCGCGGCGTTGATTGATCACGCCGCCTTGCAACTGGATGGCGGCCAGGTTCTCGACCGTGACGGCAGCATCACCGCCGGTCTGCCAGTCGGTGTAGACCACGGTCAGTTCATTGGGCAGCTCGCCCCACTGGGCGCGTTCGAAGCGTTCCAGCCGCACAATTTCGTCAGGCCCCAACTGCGGCAGGCTGTCGATCCAATAGTCGTCGCGCAGCAGCTTGAGCTCAAACGTGCCTTGCTCCGGGTCGGTGTAGAGGATGCCGCCAATGTGGTCGATGACCTGGCCGATGAAGCTCTCGATGGGCTGCTGGCGCGTCCAGATCAGATTGAGGCCGAAGCCCTCACTCGACAAAGCCCATGCCGCGTTCCAGAAACTCCAACCGATGGTGCTCTGCGGATAGCCCATGCCCCAGTGCGGATCGGTGAGGCACTGCACCAGGATGTGCGCCGGGTTCATGCCAACGCTGATTTCCTGGCCTTCGTCCTCATCCCAGGTGCGGACTTCGGCATTCCATTCCATCCACGGCGCATCGAACCAACCCGCCGTGAAGCGCCGGACGCGCACTGCCCACGGTTTGATGTAGGGGTTGTTGGCCGCGAACAGGATCTTGCGCGCCACCAAGGACAGCACGCCCCGAAATGCCGGAATGGAACCGCCGAGGCGACTCATCAGGTAGTCGTTGCGTCCTTGCCCGGCATGACCAGAAAGCACATCGATGGTGCCGACCACGCCGCCTTCGCGCTCGTCGCCGCCAAACAGCGTGGGCTTGTTAATCGAGAGGCTGCTCAGCCCATGCCCGCTGGACAGCGGCGCGCGGTCGGCATTTCCCCACGCGGTGCGCTCGCCCATCTGGATTTCCTGCACGGCATCGACGGGCCCCTGGCACAGGGCCAGATGCAGACCCATCCGGTAGCGGTAGCCGACGGTTTGTTTTTTGCTGCTACCGCCCATCAGCCTTGCTCCCGCTGGCTGGATTGATTGCGGGCGTGTTCGACCACACGTTGGGCCATTGCATCGCCGGTGGCCAGCAAGGTGTCGGCGTCACAGCCTTCACGCAGGAAGGCCCGGAAATTCAGATCGTGACGCGCAAACCACGTGCGCGTGCCGTTCACGCACAGGCCGACGGCGCGCACGTGATCGATGGTGATGACGGTCTGCGTGGTCATTTCTTGCCACCTTTCTTCTTGATCGGGTCGGCTTCCAGATCGCCGTACCAGACCACGTTCGCGCCACGCAGCAGCACGGTGCCGAACACGACGGGAATCGGTCGGCCTTCTTCTGCGGTGGGGGCATCGACGTCAGACAGGGACGCCGGTTTGGGTTCGGGCGGTTTCGGCGCGAGCGCGACCGAAACCAGCGCCGCCACCACGATGACGACGAGGTACCACATGGCGATTTCTCCAGGGATTCAGAACACGCCCGTCGAGAACGGGTTTTTGCTCGGGATGGCGGGAAAGCCGCCGTAGTTGTCGAGGTTGCCGAAGCGCGTCTGACAGGTGGCCGTGCTGTGATCGCAGCCGACCGTCAGCAGCACCTCGGTACCGACGTCTATGGCGACCGGATAGAGCAACTCGACGCCGCCACCGTAGTCATTGACGATCATGTGGCGGGCACCTTGCGGGGTTTGCAGCCAGCCACCGGCCAGGCCACCACTGACGCTGCCGGGTGTGCCACCGTCGAGATCGACGTTACGGCCATTGCTGTTGCTCACCAAGGCGCTGGCGGAAATCGGTGAGGCGCCACAGGCAGCCGAATACAGAACGTGCGAGCACTTGCGGCTGTAGAGCCGCCGCAACCCGATACGCTTGAGACTGACTTGCGCCGACTCGCAGCGAACGCGAGCGACATCGTCAGCCACTTCGACGCCCAACACCCGGCCCATCCAGCGCGTGCCCGACAGCCACCAGTAGTCGCCCCATGTGTCGCGCCGTCCGATGCGCAAGGTCACCGAGGTGGTATCCCCAGTGAGCGACGTGGCCAGCAGGTGGTGCACCAAATCACAGTTCGGCGGCAGTTTCAGATCCAAGCCAGCCTTCGCAGCTTCGGCACCCAGCGCCAGTTCGTTGCGTTCCAAGGCCAGGCTCTTGTAGAGGTTGCCATCCAGATCAACATCGAATTCGTGCGGTGTCAGATAGAACTGCGCGCTGTTGCTGGCGAAGGCGTATAGCTCGACTTCCAGCAATGGGTTCTGGCTCATCGCGCTTACTATCCCTCGTAGGTTTGACGGTCATTTCCGCGCGGTTCGGGCAACTGGCGCGCGGTCAAGGTGATCTCCAGCAGCGTCGGGCTGTGCCAGTACAGATCGATGGCATCGTGGTCGAGGCGGCAGCGCACGAGGCGAATGACGCGGCTGCCTGCGGGCACTTGAGTCTCGAGACCCGAGCGCAGCACCAGCACACCGCCTTGATCCAGATGGCAGGTCGCTGTCAGGGCGTACTGCCGATAGCCGTCTGGGTGCACGATCAAGCAAGCGGCGGGGCGATGCCAAAAATCCGAAATTCGCGCGGAGATGTCTTTGCCATCCATGCGCAGGAAGCCATCTTCGGGATCGGCTTCGTCTGTCACCCACAGGATCGGAGCCAAGCCATCGGGCAGCCAGAAGGCTTCCAGGCGGCCTTGAGTGCGCCACAACCGCGCCCGCCAGATCTCGATTTCATCGAGTGAGCGGGCCAGATAGCGCCGCTGCAAAGTTGTCGTCGACCACGGATCGTCCCGGCGCACCCACGGATCTGCAGGGGATAAATCCTGGCGTGTGACCGTGGCCTGCGCGGCGGCCGTCGGATCGTCCCGCCAGTTGCCATCCGGCCAGACCGGGATCTCGTCGAGCCATGGGTCATCGAGGCCATCCTGGTCGGGCAATGGCGCAGGCTGGATCTGTGTGGGGACGTTGCTGCCGACCATGCCAGGCAGCCACTGCGTGAGATCCACCGGGTCGATGGCCTTGCCCCACACCAAGGGCATGACGGAGCTGCCCACGGCTGCGGCGCGTGCCAAGGGCTCCGTCAGCCACAGCAGATCGCTTTCCACACGCTCAAGTTGGGCGATCTGCCAGCCATCGGCGGCGATGATCAAAATCCAGCGGCCATTGTTCTCAGTTTCCTGCCAGCCCTGCACCCCGTCGTAGGTCAGATGCACATTGGCCGAGAGTGGCCCGAACTGTCGCCCGTCAGCCTCGGTCACATTGAGTGCCAGTGCGCCACGTTCGCAGGACTCGGTCAGGTGCACCGCGTACTGCGGCAGCGGCCACAGCGCCATTTGACCGAGATGATCGGCCAGCCAGTCGGCCACCAGGGCATCGGTCTGACGAGCGTTGCCCACCTTGTAGGTGAGCCAGCGCCGAGGAACACGTCGGCGTGCCTGACGGGATTCGTTGCCACTGGCCAGCCGTACCAGGCTGGTCTGCCACTCCAGCCGTTCCACAAGGGGCTCCATCCAATCATGACGGAAGGCAAACACGCCGCGTTGCGCATCCGGCCAAGGCTGGTCGCCGAAGGCATCCATACCGGTGGCGGCGATGGCGCTCGAGGCCGTATCCCGGCGCAACACTTCGACCAGAAAGATCGGTGCATCGATGGGTGGCCAGGGGCCCGTCAAGGATTCCGCCAGCAGGCTGGCCGCCAGATTGGGCGGCAGCGGAGCGACAGCTGTTTCCGGCGTGAAGCTGGCTGCGCTCGCCCCGAAGGTGGCGCGCGAGAGCACTTCACCCTGAAAGGCGGGCAGCTCGCTTCCAGGCGTCGGCGAGCTTCCAACCTCCGCGAGGTCTTGAACGACGACGCGATCCGTCATGCCGACTCCACGCCGAACTCAGCGGCATTGAAGGCGGCCTCCGTCCACTGCACGTTGCCGTTTGGATTACGCTCGAACAACGTGCTCTGCCAGGCCAGTTGCTCCTGCAGAATGATGTCGGTGCTGACGGCGCTTTGCGCACCACTGACCACGAGGCCTTTGACCTTGCCAAGACCGGCGTCGGTCTTGCGCGCCAACATCGTGAGCTGGACGCCGTAGATGGCGGGCGTGGCCATCACCGGCAACGGCTCGACATCGAAGGACTGGCGCAACCCCACGTTCGGTGCATTGATCGCCGTAGCTTCGTCCTCGTCGCTCACGGCTTCCCATGCGGCGGTACCGACCGGGCTGGCCGTCCACTGGTTCAGGCTGCCATCGGCCTGTGCCTGCAAGGCATCGACGCGCACATCACCGAGAAAGGTGTTGTTGATCGTGCCGCTGGTGTCGGCGATGTAGAAGTCGTCGACGTCGATGGTGAGCGGGCAGTTTTGGCCAGGCACTGCACCCACGAATGCCGTGAGCAGTTGGCCACCGCCCTGGATGGTGTTCTGCGCTGTCATCTGGATGGCCAGGATGCCGTTGATGCGCACTGACAGCACACCGTTGCTGGTGCCCTGCGTGACCTGCAACTCGATGTAGTGCCAGCCGCGCGCCGGAGCGCTGGCGACTGAGACAGAGATCAACTGGTCGTAGCCCTGCCAGCGGTAGAGCTTGAGCCGACCGTCCTCGCCGATTTTCACGAGGTGTGCGACCTGCGAGTTGGAGTCACGCACGCCCAGCAGCAGTGGCTCGGTGTAGGTGTTCTGGTACGGCGCCACGCGAATGGCTGCCCCGACGATCAGGCTGGTCTTGGTGGCGTCGAGGTTCTTGACGTAGCCACCACCCGAACCTTCCGGCAAACGCAGGGCATAGGAGGATGGACGACGGCCATTGATCCGGGTGGCCTGCGGCGAGAGATACGCTGCCTTGCCTCGTGCCAGCCAGGGATCGCCAAAGCTGTCCACGGCCTGTGGGTCGTAGTGATCGAAACCGTCGATGAACAGAAGTGCCATTGGACTTTCCCCTGAAAATTCAGCCTTGCAGCGCCGCACGGATAGCCCGTGCATTGCGCCCGATGATGTTGACGATGACTTTCTCTCCGGCAGGCGACTGCAGGTGGTCGTGGGTCACGCCCGGATCGACCGCGTTGACGATGCGCACCGCCTGATTCATCTGCGGCTGCGCGGGCGGCACTTTCACCTCCGGTACCAGCCCGCCCGCTGCGAAGGCCAGTTCGCCACCCTTGAAACGTGGGCCTGCCGACAAGCCGTTGAGCGAATCGAGGAAGGCCACACCGACCTGGCGCACGGCGGCCGCCCGCACCACGTACTCGCCTGCGGACAGACGCGCCGGGATCGAATCCGAGGTGGCGCTGCCCGGCCCGGAGACCAGACCGCCGCCCGCGAACTTCTTGATGCCACCCAAGAGCGCCATGACCGCAGCGACCATGGCTACCATCGCGGCCACTGCGAGTGCCGGGCCAACGTAGGGAATGGAAGCCTGCGACGCCGCCGCCCCGGCTCCCGCCTTGGCCGCATCCATCGACACCACGGCGGTAGTTTCGGTGGTCTTTTGGGCGACCTTGGCGGCGCTGGCCGCCGCATCGACGGTCTGCTCTTGCTGGATGAAACCGAGCTTGAGCGCCAGCATCCGCGCCTGCATGGCGATCCACTGCTGGAACGGCTGGATCACGATTTGCTGCAGGAAGGCATCGGCCACCTGCTGGAAGATGCTCGCCAAGGCACTGCGCCAGGTCTGCGCGCCGGTGAGCATGGCGTTGAGCGCGCCGCCAAAACTCTCGCCCAATTGGTTCCACAGCGGAGCCATTTCATCGACCGTGAGCTTGGTGCGATCCAGCTCGTTGCGCCAAGCCTGCACGCGGATCACCGCATCTGGCCCGATGGCCTGCGCGGCTTGCTGCATGGTCGGCAACAAGCGCTCCATCTCGGTAGCCGATTGCTGTTGCAGGGCCACGATCTGCTGACGCGCCTGCGCTTCGGTGAGCAACCCGGCCTGCTGCTGGGTCTGAATGGCCTCCTGCGCATTACGCAGACGCTCGGTGACCTGCCGCCATTGGGCCTCCAGCGCCGCCAGATTGGCCTGCGCCGCCTTCACGTTGATCAGTCGGTCGACGAGCGACACGCCGTCGGCATCACTTTCTGCAGCGAGACGTGCCCGCAGATCGCGGTAGCTGCGCTCGATGGCTGCTTGCCGGTCGGCATCCGTGGCGGTGCCGGTGATCTGCGCCAGTTCCTGACGTGCCTGCGCCAAGGTGTCGGCCAATTCGCGCTCGGCTTGTGCCGCCTTGCGGGCATTGGCCTGCTCGATGTCCGTGCGCCGGTTGTTGAGCGTGATCAGGTCGGCTTCCGCCTTGGCCACTTCGGCCTTGGCACGCAGGCGGTCGTTTTCCGATTTGCCGGTATTGGCGACTTGCTGACTACGGGCCAGCTCCTGCTGCTTGCGGGCAATCTCGGCATCGACCTCGTGCTGCTCGATGGCCGTTTTCTGCGTGTAGTAGTCGCGCACCGAAACCAGACGGTCTTCGAGTGCAGCATCCAGCGCAGTTTGTTGCCGGGTCAGACCGTCTTTGAGCAGGGCGAACTCGGCGTCCAACTGCGCTTTCATCAGCGTGGTTTGCGCGCCGGCCGTGTCCTGCGCAGGCTTGGCGGCCTTGGGCTTGGTCAGGCGTTGAAGCAGTTCCGGATCGGCCTGGATCTTGGGTGCCTTGACCTCGATGGGCTTGGGGTCGAACAGGCTGTCACGGAAGGACGCCAGTTCATCCAGCCGTTTGACCAGATTGCCTTTGAGGTCGGCAATGATGGCCTTGGCCCCGTCGGTGTTGCCCTTGAGCGCCTCGACCGCCGCCGCGACACCTGCGCCAATGGCCTCGCCCAAGGCGATGAAGGCCTTGCCGACGGTGGCGGCACCGAGGGCCAGGGTCTTGAGCACCAGCACCACGCCATCCAGGATCACGCGCAGCGTGCCGCCTTGCTTGGCCGACTCGACCATGCCACCGGCCATATCGTTCAGGGCGGGCAGCAAGGACGCGATGATCTGGTTGCCGATGCTGGTGGTGGCCAGTTTCAGCTTGTCGAGCGCATCGTTGAAGTTGCCCGCTTGTGCGGCGGTGTCAGCGGACAGCTGCAACCCGAGTTCAGCCGCCTCCTGCTTCAGCGCACCAATGCCCTCCCGCCCTTGATTGAGGAAGGGGATCATTTCCGCACCGGCTTTGCCGAAGATATCGACCGCCAGCGCCGCTTTCTCAGCGCCATCGGGCATGGCCTGGAAGCGGTCGGCCAGATCCAGCAATACCTGTTCGCTATCGCGTAGGGTGCCATCCTGGTTCTGGACCGCCACACCCAGCGCTTCGAAGTTCTGTGCCGATGCCTCCGAGCCGGTCGCGGCCTCCAGCATGCCGGTGGCCAACTTCTTGAGCCCAGCTTCGAACTTCTCGGTGGACACCGCCGACAAATCGGCAGCAGGCACCAGCAGCGACAGCGATTCGACGGCAATGCCGGTACGCTGCGCCATCTCGTCCAGCGCATCCGCCGAATCGATGCTGGACTTGATCATGGCCCCGATGCCCGCCAGCGAAACGCCCACGCCGAGGTTGGCCAGCACGCCGTTGACGCTCTTGGCCGTATCGGTGAGGCCGCCCAGCCCGCGCTTGATCGAATCGAAAGCGGTCTTGGTCTGGTCGACGGCGGTGATCAGGATTTGGGCACGATTGCTTGCCATCAGACTTTGTCCAGTTCTTGTTGAATCGCCCGCGCCAAGGCAGGTAGTGCGCGTTGCACGCCACCCGCCAGATTCAGTCGTCGTTTGAGATCGACGCGCTTGACCAGTACGGCGATGGGAATTTCCTGACCACGCTTGATCTGTTTCGCGCCGGTACGGCCACGCTCGGCACGCTTGAAGCGGCCCAGCTGCCCGGCGTTCTCTTTGATGTTCTCGGCCATCAGCAGCACGCGACCGTTCTTCTCGATGAAGAAGGCATTGCCCGAGCGCATCAGGCCGTCAATGACCGCCTTGAAACGCTTGGGGCCGATGCGCCCGGGCAGCAGCGGGATCAGCAAATTGCCGCTCACCGTGCCGCCTTTTTCATGCAGACCGAGCCAAGGAATCTTGCTGCCCACCAGCAAGGCGGGCAGCAGTTCGGGCTTCTTGTCGAACACCTTCACGCCCATCGAGGAGATGAATCTGTTGCGCTTGACGGTGAAGGCACTGCGCATCTCGGATCGCGCCGCATCACGCACTTCACGCCCGCCCGATTGCATGCCCTTGGCGACAGCGGTGTGGATGGCGCGACGCCGCTCGGCGTTCCACGCCGCCAACTGGCCCGGGTCCAGCAAGCCGGTGGTGGTGAGCGAGAGACGCATGAGTCAGTCCTTGAGCAGATCGCGTTGCAGTTGTTCGATGCCACGCTTCTCGCCCTGGGCTGCCACCGCATGAATGCCGAGCAGCTCGGCAAGTTGCTGCCGTTCGATCTGTCCGTCGGCATCCAGAAAGGCTTGCGCCTGAGTGAGCGTGTAGGCCATCACGTCGCCCAGCCGGTGCCCGGCGCGGATCAGGCGGGCGACGGCACTGTCCCAGCCGAGGTCGGAAGTCGGCGCAGCGTCGGCGCGAGTCGCTGGGCCGCGCCCTGAATCGCCGGGACGACGTGCACCACGAAAAAATCCGCGTTCACCTCGAACACGGCGGCGGCCAGTTGCACGGCGTCCGCAAGCTGAAGGTCGTTGATCCACGCGCGTTCACGCCGGGTGGTGATCGCCAGCAAATCCAGCACGGCATCGCCGTGCAGTCCCAGCAGCGCCATCCAGTCCGGATCGCTGGTGATTTCCTCGGCCAGCGGGCGCACCACGGCCAGCAGCCGTGGCAACTCGCCCAGCCGGATCGGCGTCAGTTCCAGCGCGGTGCCGGACAGCGTCACGACCACAGGCTCAGGGGGGAAGGTCTTGAAGCCGTCCATCACAGCAGCACCAGGCGGCCGAACTGACCGAGATCACCGCCCACCGGCTTGGTCAGATCCGCCAGTACCTGGCCCGACAGCTCGAACTTCAGCAGCTCGTCCGTGATGATCGAGAGTTCCTTCGCCGGGTTAATGGCCACGCGGTACAGGTCAATCACCACCTCGCGGTTGCCGTCGGCGGTGTTGAGCCCCTCGAAGCGAATCCAGCGCTCGGGCAGTGGCTGGGTGAACATCGCCGTGCTCTGCGCCGCGCCATAGGCGTAATCGACGGTGAACGGCTCGGTGTACGGGCCGCCCGACGTGGCATCGAGCACCACCAGTGAACCGTGCTTGGCATTGACGCTGTACTGGCTGGCCGGGAGCGTCTTGGGCGTGGCACCCGAGTCCTGGATCTGCACGGCGGACACGTTTTGCATGGCCAAGGGATACAGACTGCCCGGCGTGACCGGGTTGGGCAGCAGCTCGCCAGTCACCGTGCCGGGGGTGATCGTGGTCGTGGTGCCGTAGAGCGCGAGCGCCAGGTTGGTGGCGATCAGCTCTTCCAGCGTGCAGGCGAACTCGCCTTTCTTGGTCTTGATGAGCTGCAGGTCGGTGAGGCGCTGGCCCGACTGCGCTTCCTGGTGCTCGATGGTGTCCACCGACAGCGACACCTTCAATTCGGGCACGTTGCCGACGAAGGTCAGCCCAGCAGGGTTGCCGAGTTCATCACGTGCGCCGATGTAGACGCGGCCTTGTCCGGAAAAGTAAGCCATGTTCAGTCTCCTTGGGTGGCTGCAGTTGCGGAAACACCAGACGTGGCATCACGGCGGGTGGGTTTGGGATCGGTGATGGGGGTGGCGGGGGTGGCCGCTTTGGCCGTGCCTTGTGTGATCAGCCAACGGGCGCTGGCGTCATTCAGATCAAGGCGATCACCTACGGCGAGGCGCTTGCCTGCGTGGGTATGGGGTTTCAGTAGTTCGATGGAGAGGGTTTGCATAGGGTGTTCATCCTGTTTGGGTGAGGTCGATGGCGTGGGTGCGGTAGCGGATCTCGTAGCGGGCAGGCAGCGCGACGGCCCCGGCATCGGCGTCGTCGAACTCCCATTCGCAGTCGATCTCGCGCACGGCGATGGCCAGACCGCCCAGATTCGGGTCGGCGAGCATGGCCGCGTGGGCCGCGACCAGCGCCTGGTCGGCGACGTCGAAGGCGTCCGCACCGCGCGCCACCACGGCAAGCCGGACGATCAGCAAGCGGTCGACCAGGTGGTTGGCGTGGGCGGTGATGCTGTCGCCATCGACGAACAGCAGCAGCGCAGGACTGGCCTCGCGGGTGACCGGCACGGCTGGCATGCGTAGCACTGGAACGGGTGCAATCGCAGATGACAGGCGTGCGACGACCTCCCGCAAGACGCGCTCGCGGACGGAGTTCATGGGGAGTTCCTCAGAGTTGGGAGAGCGAGGCGCGACGCTCGGTGCCGTCGCCCATGGCGCGCACGTCGCGCACCTGATAGGTATTGCCTGCCACCTCGACGGTGTCCCCGGCAGCCAGCGTCAGCCAGGACGCCGGGTAGTCGATCTGGTAGTCCCGCGACAGCGCAAAACCATCCAGAACGGTTTCGTCCGGGGCACGGAAGGCACAGTGGACGGTGCTGCCCGCCACCGTGACAGCGGTCAGGAGTCCGGCATTGCGGGCCGCTTCGTACAGCGTCGCGACATCCATCAGGCTGCGACGAGCTTGATCAGCACGCCCGGGCGGTGGCACATCGGCAGCGGGTTCGACTGCGTGTGCAGATCAGTGCCCCGGTCGAACTTGCGTGGCTCCTGCTTGGCGTACAGCGGCTGGCCGATGGTGTTCACGGTCTCGTTGAAGTCCGCTGGCGCGAAGTAGGTCGCGAAGGTATCCACCGTACCGACCGGGAAGGCATGGGCTTCCCCTGCGGCAATGAAGCGGCGCGACCCCAGCGTGCCGTCGGCCTGCACAAAGGAAGCCTGGCCACGGTATTCCTCGAAGGTGATGCCGCTGTAGCTGAAGCCCGAGCGCATGTCGTTGATCAGCACTGCGCCCTGCTGCCAGTTCTGGTAGGCGGTCTTGACCTCCTTGTGGGTGGTCAGTGCTCGGAAGAACTCGGTCGAGCACAGCACATGCACGCCGGTCGAGAACTCGCCGGTGAGCCCATCTTCCATGAGGCCCAGCAACTCCAGGCAGGCAGTCTTGATTTGCCCGTTGTCGGCCGCCGTCGAAAACTCGAAGGACACCGATTGCGCAGTGATGTCGAACTCGTCGAACAGATCGACGAGTTCACTGCCATCAGCGTCGAGGATCTTGCCCTTGAGCGCGCCCATGCGCAGATGCTCCAGGGTGATCGCGTGCTTGTTGCGCATGGTCTCCAGATGGCGGGCCATGACACCGCCGATGGCTTCCATTTCGGTTTCGGAACCGAAGGCGCGCAGTCCTTGCACTTCCTCGGGCAGCACCACGTCGTCGTGCGGGATGTGCGGGATCACGAAGGAGCGCAGCTTGCGCTTGCCACGTTCACCCACCGTGCCGGGCGAACCGGGCGCGCGGGTTGGCAGCAGGTTCAGACGACCGGCGTACTCCTCGACGATGATCTGCCGGGTGCGCACCGGCTTGGCCGGGAACAGGTTGAGTTGCTCCAGCCGCCCATAGCGGTTGGGCAGGAGGTTGATGGCGGCCGTCAGGCTGGCCATCGAAAAGCCGGGGTTTTCAAAAGGGTTCTGCATTTGGGATCTCCAGAAATGACGAAACCCGCCAGCGGCGGGTTTTGGGGGGAGTGAAACGGAGCGTTGGAAGTGGGTCAGGCGCGGGTTTTAGGCACTCTCACGGGCCAGGACTCCACGTTCTGCGAGTTGCTTGATGGCAGCCGCTTTGTGCGCAGTGCTGATGCCGGTCGGCCAGACCAGTGCGCCGCGCGCGACGATGGCGTGGCGGGCGATCAGGATCGCGTCCTCACGGTCGATCAGCGTCGCATCGACGTCATTGCCGAGCACGCCAACGGCGGTTTCCGTGCCGTCCGAGGCGCTCGGGTCGAGGGCCTTGAGCTTGGCGGTAGCCGTTTCGCGGCCCACCACGGTGCCCAGCGACAGGTTCTGCGCGGCCGCGACGGTGTCCTGGTCGCGCGAGTAGAGATTCGGCGCTTCGTACTTCAACAGGTCGCCGAGATTCTTGGGTTGAGAGACAGTGGGCATGGCTTACTCCTTGGCGGTGAGTTTCTTGACGGCAGCGACCACCGGACTGTTTTCCGGGTGCTGGCTGGTTCCTGCCTCGGCGGTGATGCGCGAGGCGATTTCGGGTTGGTCGGCACGGGCGTCGAGCAAGGCGCGGCGCACCTGCGCTTCCGAGAAGCCTGCTGCGAGGAATTCCGCCGTGCGTTGGGACTGGCCCGCGATCAGGCACATCTCTGCAATGGCCTGTGCTTGGCCGCGCCCGCTGGCGAAGGACTGCGCCAGTGCGGCTTGGGCAACAGGCGTCGGTTGCGGATCGCTCTCAAGCTGCGGCTGGTCGCCCAGTGGGGCGGTATCGGCCGGACGCTTAAGGTTTTCGTGGTCGTCTTTGGGGTCGGTCATGGTGTTCTCCAGGGTGAAAGGTTTGCTTCGGGGCGGGTATGAAATGGATTGAGTGGACAGGCTTCGCGGCGAGGCGCGGGCCACGCCGGGCTGCGCCAGCCGCTGCTTGGCTGCCAACGCGTCGGTGAACTCGGTCATCACCGCATCAAACGGCATCACGGCGTCGGCGAGGCCTGCTGCCACCGCCTGCTCGCCGTAGAACAGCCCCGCCTCGGTGGCGCGCACGGCATCCGGATCGAGGCCGCGCATCTGTCCAACCTGATTCACGAAGATGTCGTAGAGGCGATCCACCTCGGTCTGCAACGCGGTGATGGCCTGCGGGCTGAGTGGCTCGTGCGGGGAGAAATCGTTCTTGTGGCTGCCTGCGAAGACAGCGGTGTAATTCAGGCCGTCCTTGGCGTCCTTCACCGACTGGTCGACGTGCAGCGCGATCACGCCAATCGACCCGACGCCAGCGGTCTGCGACAGCGTCAGGCGCTGGCAGGCTGCCGCGATGGCAAAAGCCGCCGAGTACGCGGCATCGTTGGCGTGCGCCCAGATCGGCTTGATGGTGCTGGCAGCACGGATGCGCTCGGCCAATTCGAACACGCCCGAGGCCTCGCCGCCGGGCGAGTCCAGATCGAGCAGGATGCCCGCCACCTGCGGGTCGGCCAGCGCGGCGTCCAGTCGGGATTCGATCTCGCCGTAGGACATCAGGCCAGAGGCGGCTTCGATACCCATCGAACGTCTGACCAGCGTGCCGACCACCGGAATGACGGCAATGCCAGCCTGAGCTGATGTGGCTTTCTGGCGCGGCATGGGCAGCGGCATCGCCATGTCCAGATCGGGCAAGCCGATGCGGGAACCCAGCACGGAGAGGATCACGTCGAGTTTGGGTCGTGCAATGAGGAGCGGCGTCCCGTAGAGGCGGGACGCCAGATGAACGAGTTGCATGTCAGTTGTCCTGTTGGTCTTGCGGCACGGTCACCGTGGCGGCCGCATTCATGGGAGCGCCCAATGTCGATGGTTGGGGCGCTTTGTCGTGGCGCGGGTCGGAGTCAAAGACCAGACCGAGCGCATCGGCGCGCTGGTTGTCGGCGGCGATCTCGCGGTCGATGTCCTCGGCGTCGTAGCCGAAGGCCGAGATGGCTTCCGAGCGAGACAGCAGCCCGGCGCGAATGGCGGTCAGCATCGCGTCGAATTCCTTCTTGGGATCGACCCACTGCCAACCCTGTGGAATCCATTTGGCCGCGAAGTAGTCGCGCTTCTTCTCGGTGAACTGCGGCAGCGCCAGCGCGCCTTCAAGTAGCGCCTGCTCCATCCAGGCACGCCAGATCGGGCGGCACAGCTGGTGGACGATCACGCCGTGCTGGATGGCCTCACAGCGGCGGCGAAATTCCAGCAACCCGGCCCGGATCGACGAGTAGTTCACTTGCGTCAGGTCGCCGGTCAGCATCTCGTAGGTGATGCCCATCGCCGCTGCCACCGCCCGGAACTGCATGCGCAAGAACTCGGCGTAGCTCGCGCCCACGTCGGCAGGCTGACTGAACTTCACGTCCTCGCCGGGCTCCAGGATCTGCATCGTGCCCGGCTCCAGCCCGGCCAATGCCGCACCGCTGGCATCCGGCAAGCCTTCACCCATCAGGTTGTCCTCGGGGGACAGGCGCGTGATGAAGCCCGCGAACATCGCGGCGGTTTTCTTGCGCACGAGCTCGGCGTCGTCGTACTGGTCGAGTTCGTTGAGCTTGACCAGTGCGCGCGCCAGCCACGGTTCGCCCCGGATCTGTCCGGGCCGCAAGGGACGAAACAGGTGGATGATTTCGCTGGCCGGGACACGCACTGTGTCGAGACCGCCCACCACGCCACCGGTGCCCGACATCGGGGCCAGCGAGCCATCACCCGGATGCGAGCGATACAGGTGGTAAGCCACCCGCCGTCCGAGCTTGTCGAACTCGATGCCCGCACGGATCACATTTCCCGAAGCCAATTCCTGATTCAGCGTGGCTGGCAGGTGTTCGGGTTCGAGCAACTGCAACTGCAGGCCTACCGGCAGGCCATCTTCCGGGCGGCGATAGCGCAGCCGCACCAGGCATTCCCCGGCCTCACACATGGCGCGACAGGCCAAGGCCTGCAGGCCGTAGAAATCGGTGAGGCCAGCGGCATCGGCCTCCTCGCACCAGTCCCACCACAGGCTGTGGATCGCTTCGCGCAAGGGCTGATCGGCCAGCATGCTCTGCGGCTTGATGCCGGTGCCGATGGCGTTCGAGACAAAGGCCTCGACGCCTGCCGCTGCCCAGGCATTGCGGCGTACCAGATCGCGGCTCTTGGCGCGCAATTCGTTCTGGGTAAACGCCAGTGCTGCGACTGCACCGGGATTGCCGACCTGCCACGCCAATGCGCGACGGCCGCCACCGATACCGTCATAGAACGGGGCGCCGCCAAGCAGACTCATGCCGACGCGTCTACGCATTCGGTCAAACCATTGCATGTTCAGAACCCTTTGCCGGTGGTGACCCGGATCTGGCGCGGCGCACCGGGCCACAGTCCGGTGTCCACGGCCTGCTCGAAGATGTCGCGCTTGACCGCCGCGATGGCGGCCTGGAGTTCATCGACGCTGCGGTACTCGACGGTCTTGTCACCAAAGGTCACGCGCTTTTCGCCCTTGACCAGCGCCGCTTCCAGTGCGTCGAGATGTGCTTGTGTGTAGGCCATTAGCGATATACCGTGAGGTTGATTTCGGTGGAGTCAGAAAACGACGCCGATGTCGTCGCGCAACTGATATCGACGTACTGAGCGGTCTTCTGGTCGGTGGTGGATCGCACAATGGCGATACGCTGCGTGCGTCTGTCGGTGCTGCTGCGGGCAAGCGCCGTCCAGCAGTAGTCGGCGTCCGGCATTGGCTGCGTGAAATGGACGCGGTAGCGGCCCGTTGCCGTCCGGGTCACGCTGGCCACGTTATGCGACGCGCGCACGACGATCTGGTTGCCGACGTAGCCGAAGCACACCCACGCCCGGGCCAGACCGGGGTGGGTGGCGTCGATCTTGGTCTTGACCTCGACTCCGACACGGCTGGCCAGCGCATTGATGCGCGATGCGAGGCTCATCAGACCAGCGCGCCTTCGAACACTGCGACAAAGTCGGCATCGGTGTTGCCAACATCGCTGGCGGCGACCGCGCCGATGTTGCTGCGTGCCTGAAGTTGCTCGTCCACGGTCAGCGACTGCGCCGCATCGAAGCGCACACGGTTGTTGACAGCGGCCAGCAGGGCATCCAGGCCACTGGTGCCGTCCTGTAGCAACTGCTGGATTTCCACCAGCGTGTCGTAGGCGGCATCGGCACCGCCCAAGATCTCGGTCTTGAGCGCGTCGAGCAGCGAGACGATCTTGGTGGACGAGTACGTGGTCGTGGTCGCGATCTGCGCATCGTCGATCACCGCCGAGGACACCACGGCGGCTTTCAGTTCATTGATGGCAGCGACCAGATTCGACTTGTCGGTGGTGGTGAGGTTGGCCAGGTTGCCCGCCTTGGCGCGGACATCGTTGAACTCCTGCGCGACGCGGATGACCAGGCTCTCGATACGGGTAGCAAGACTCATGTTTTCTCCTTGTGGTGTCAGGGCAGCCAGCGGCTTTTGATGACGCGCCGACGCGGGGTGGTTCCAGAAACAGCGAGGCCACCGCGTTGGGTGGCCTCGATGGTTGATTCCGTTGGTTGTTCTGGAGGTGGCGGACTGGCCAGCCCCAGTTGTCGCTCCAGTTCCCGCCAGTGACGTTCCTCGAAGCGATCCAGACCCGCCGCCGATGCGGCCGCGCGGGCGTAGACGTAGCAGTCGAGCGCCTCGTTGCGCTCGCGCATCTTTTGCCATTCGCGCACCGGGAAGCCGTTGCGGTCGCGGCGCGTGATCAGTTGCTCGGCGCAGAGCTGCTGGATGAACTCGGCGTCGATCTTGGGCAGATGGACGAACCCGGCAGGAAACACCGGGGTCGAGCCGTCCTCGCCCACATCCGCGCTCTTGCGCAGGTTGTTGTAGAACTCGAGCTTGGCGATGCCGCCCGCCACCGTGAACACCTTGATGCCTCGGCGCAGTTTCTTGCCACCCTGCGAGACATCGATGGCCGTCGGCGTGCCGATCAGGGCCGCGCCGCGCGCCACGCCCTTGACCGCCATCACGCGCGGATCGTGGCAGGCTCGCACGAAGGCGTAGGCCTCCTGCGTTGCAAAGCCGGTGTCCAGCGCGAAGCGCGCCAGCGGCATCGCCGCGCCGGAGGCGTGCGTCCAGGTCTCGGCCAGCATTTCAGCAAGGCGCTTCCACACCGCGTC